TCAGACAATCGACGCTCCGACATCGTCCGTCACCTCGTCTTCCTCATCGTCCAGCAGGTCGGTCAGACCTCCGCCTTGGAGTGATTCGATGCGTTCGCATACATCGATGAGCTGGCGGCTGATCGCGGGTAGTGCGTTTGCCGGTGTGGACGTGTCGTCCATAGCCTTCTGCAGTCGGTCGCGGTTGGCGCGCAGCATGTCCAGCATGCTGCCGTCCATCATTCTCTCGAAACTCCGCTGGTCGAGGTCCTGCTCCGGCTTCTGTTTCGTTTCCACGACTTTGACGGGTGGCTTACTGTTCCAGTCCTGTGCGGGCCTGTTCTTTTTCCGACGATAATCGGCTTTCTGACGGCAGGATTTGGAGCAGTACCGTTGCGGCCGCCCGTGGCCGGAAGGCCGGAATTCCTTGCCGCAGAGTTCGCACTTCATGGCGTCCACCTCCGCTTTCCGACCTTTCGTCGTTTCCCCTGTTTCCGACGTTTGAATTCCGGGGGAAATATCGGCACTGCACCCGAGGCTACCCCAAGGGGGTATGACCGGGTACCCCGCCCTGGTATCGGGTCAGATGCCGAACGTTCTGAACGGCAGCGAGCTTGATTTGATGGTCTGCTTGCCGGCCAGCAGCGCTCGTGCATGTTCGTCTGTCTTGTCGCTCTTGAACCTGTTGCAGATGCGGTGCGTGAGCCTGCAGTTAGTGAAGCTGTATGGATCACCGCCGCGTGAGACTGGTATGAGTTCGTCTACTTCGGCGCTCATCGGATGTGGTGTCTTCAATGTCTTGTCGACCGGCTTGCCGCAGATGGCGCACACATCGTATGCGGCCAACACTCTTTGCCTGAGCATGCGCCGCCGGTATCCGTTGCTGACCCGCTCGTTGCGTCGCTTGCCCATGGTCATTCCTTCGTATGAAGTCCTAGCATGGCCAACCACATGTCGACCAGGGATCCCGTCATCTGCGAATATCCCCTCCCGAGGTTATTCATGGAGCGCCTTCGGCGGGAGTCGAACCCGCGCATACACGCGGCCGCAAGGAAGAGGATCCGAAGATCTGCGACCGGTGCGATCTGCCACTGATTCCTACGAAGGCATGGACAGGCGGTTTGAGCATCACCGCATCACATAAGCGCGGGATTGGCCTGCCTGCCGCTGTTGGTGTATGCCCACTCTGACGTGAGTGGGCGGAGCGTGTCCGATATGCCGTTCGGACAGGACGGTGTTACGTAGCCCAAGGAGTTAGGAGAATCCATGGCGGATATGAAAAGGGTCCAAACCAATTCACCTCGGTTTGAACCCTCTAATCCGCTGACAATTGTGCGTTGCACTTTCGATTTTGTCAAATCGAGTCGCGTCGCACGACCTGTCCATACACGTCGGAAAGCCTGTACAACGGCTGCCCCTTCACGTTTTCACCAACCGGTTGGAGCCTGCCGCGCTTGCGCCATGAGCGAATCGTGTTCGCGTTGCACTGGAATCCGCATTCGCGCAGCAGTTCCGCGCACTCCCCCGCCGTGAACGCGCGTCCCGACCGAACGCATTCCCTCAGGAACCCCAACCGCACATCCGCCACAAGGTAAGTGTTGCCGCACACGGGACATGCAACGCTTACCGCGCCGACCGCCGCTGTCAATTCGACTCCGCACAGCGGGTTCGGGCATCTGCCGATGCCATGTTTCGCAGGCGGCACGTCGATGATGTCCAGCGTCTTTCGAACCATCGACTCCCACTCATGGTAGAAGTCGGCGATGTCAGGCATGCGGCGCAGTCGAGGACTGCCGGCGCAGACACGCAGCATGTCCACCAGCGGCGGGTGCACGCCATAGGTCGCCCAAGGCATGGCGGGCGGAGCGTACAACCGGCGCCAGAGTGCGATTGCGGCATTCTCGATGGCCTGCATGTGGTCGAGCACCGGCAATCGGATTGGCGTCGGTGCGGCTGGAAGGTTGACGCGTCCAGGCTGGCGGCCTCCGTAGTGCGCGGTCGAGTCCAGGAACTCATGCAGCGAATCCAACCATGATGGATATTCCCGCAGCCAGTCGCGCATCAGCCCGTCGCATTGCGCGCACATGGTGTCGCCGACAGCGCATTCTCCGCCGCAGACGAGGCACACGCCGGCGAGCGCTGGCTTGTTTTGGTTGGTTTGTGCTGGTTGTGTCTGGTTTGGTGTTGGTTGGGATTCGTTGTTTTGTTCGTTCATTTGTTCGATTCCCTCCGGCGTGGTAGTCTTCTGGTGGTGTCAGGAGCCCGGCCGGAAGGTCGGGTTTTTGTTATTCGTGGTGTTGTTGGATGATTGCTTTGATTTCCTCTTTGGGGACTTGAGGAACCAGTGGCGAGATCTCATCGAGACTGTATCCGGCCTGATGCCATTTGATGATCATGTCCATGAGTGTTTTCTTCACTTTCATTGGCTTTCCTTCCTGTAGGGGTTTTGGTTTTGGAGCTCCTGGAGGTATTGGTTTTTGGTTTCGAGGTCGATCGCCGACTGCGATGCGGTTTCGGCGCATTCGTCCCAGACACGTTCGCATGTTTCGCGGATCTGGCCGAGAAGCATCTGGTAGGGCACGTCGAACGAACATTCGTTCGGATCGTTCGTGCGCAACAGCAGATCGAGCTTGGCTTCGAGTTCGTCCATCACTCACCGTCCTTTGCCGGCATGAACTCCACACGCGTGAACGGGGCGTACAAACTCATTCCGTCTGTCTCAAGCGGAATGGCGATCTTGCCCGGAAGGTATCTGCCGGTCTCGGTCAATGGAGCTGCATGCAAGCCATCCTTGCCTTTCATGCGCCCGACAATCCACATGTCACCATGCCGGTCGCAGTAGAACCCCGACTTGGTCGGCAATGCAGGGCGTTTGCGAAGAGCGTAGCGGAAAGCACTGTCTTGCATCCACGCACAACGGGCAAAACAGGCTCCTGGAACATAAACCTGCAATTTACCGTAGCCGTTCTCGCTATCGGAAGCGACGCTGGCAACCTTCCCTTTGATGCCGTCGAACACAGCCACATCGCCTACGCGTACCTCATCAATGTCGGTGATACGCTCACAGCCTTCATCCGGATCGTCGATCTTCTCGACTTTAAGATTCGGACACACACTGCCGTCATGCAGGATGACGTTCCACCAGTCGCACTCACTCCAAGGCAACACAAGCCTGTCTTGCCGTCTTTCGAGCCTGCCTTCCGCTACCGTCCCTAATGCGAACTTGAACGTCACCCTCACGAGGTCGCCTTCATGCCAATCGCCCCAATCATCCATTGTGTTTTCCTCCTTTTGTTGGTTTCGCTCCGGCTTCGCTGTGGATTCCGGACTGCCGGGTGTTCCCAGCGTTGATGGCTTACATGCCTTGTTTTGCCGCCCAGCGGCTTTTCTGACGGGCTTTCCCGTCGATTCCGCGAGTGTTCATGTTGGTTCCTTTCTGGCTGTCTCGTGGCTGTTTGCGCTGTTTTTGCCAATCATTCGTCCCATCCCTTGTCAGCTCCGTCGGTGTGCGCCCAGTCGCAGCTCACGCCGCCTCTGGAGGTTTCCACGCAGACGACGCGCCGCGTGTCATCAAGCGTGACCTCGCATTGGCGGAAATCGTCGTCGAAGTACGAGCATTTGGAGACTACGGCCGATGGTTCGTCCTCGGTTTCTCCGGACACCCTTGGCGAGCACGATGCCGCAGCAAGCATCAGGATGGCGGTCGCGAGCGCGGCCAATGACGTCAGGATGGTGGGCGTGAACGTTTCGTTGATGTGTTTGGCTGTTCGTTTCATTCGAGGCTTCCCAGGTAGGCGATGATGATGTCCGCTATGAGGATGGCGAGCGCCGCGGCTGTCACAGTTCGGCTCCCAACGCGTATTTGGCGAGCCGGTCGAGCTGCATGTCGGCGGGCGCGAGGAGTGGGGTTGAGGTTTCGTCTGGGTGGAGGAGTGTCATGGTTGGTTTCTTTCTCGTTTGGTTTCGGCTTCGTCCAATGCGGTGTCGAGCATGTCGGCGAGGCGGTCGGCCTTGTCGGGCGTGAGCCTGTAGCTGGTGAGGCTGTATGCGTACGGGCCTGTGGAATGGCCTTCTCGGACGGTCAGGATGATGCAGTTGCCTTTCGTGCTGGCCTTGGCCGTCACGTCGAGGCTTTCGTAGGGTTTCGGGCTCATTCGCGGCTCCTTTTCGGATTGTGGTCGGGGCACAGGTCGAGTTCGTGGCTCCATCCCTGGTATTCGAGGCGGTATCTGGTGCCGATGTCGTGGCAGCGGCATTCGCGGCAGTCGGCGTGCAGGTGGTTGGGGCAGTCCACGTGGCCGTCACGCTCCTGCCATCCGGGTTCATTGCAGTCGGATTCGAGTCCGCAATGGTGGCACACGTACATGGGATGGCAATTCGGGCAGTAGGTCTTCCAGTCGCCCTGCGAGTCCTCGCAGTACGTCCATCCGTCATCCTCCGCCTGTGCCCGCGCGGCGTCCTCGCTCCAGTAATCGTCGAACTGTTCGCAGCCGCAGCCGTCGCACACGCAACAGTAGGACGTTCGTTCGCGGATCATCACATGGTCCTTCCGGTGATGGACTTGTACAGGCCGCGGTAGTCGCTGATGTCGCGTTCGATGCACCAGCGGACGCGGTGGCGGCTGGAATGCTTGCCATACGGGGTTTCGTCCGTGAACCAGTCGGCCAGATGTCGCAATGTGGTCACGTCCAGCTTCCGGTGCGACATGCGGCGCACGATGTCCGGATCCAACCGGCGCAGGAAGTCCAGGTCGAAATCCACGTTCGTTCCCGCCGGCACCAATGTGAACCGTTGCGCGAGGCTGTCCAGGAATTCGAGGATCGCGTCGACGACGGCCTTCCGGTTGACCTGCCGCGGATCCGAATCCAACAATGCGGGCAGGAGTCCCGAATCGCAGTGCATCGAGAAGCTCACGGGCGTGAAATCGTCCAGGGTGAGGCACTGCGGCTTCGCCAGGCGGGTGAGCGTGCCGTACGTCTCGGTGGCGTCCACGCTCGTGCAGCGCATCCCGACCTCCAGCAGTTCGTCCAGGTCGCGGTCCACTCCAGTGGTCTCCACGTCGACCCACAGGAGCGCCTCCGGCTTCCCATTCCGGTCTTTGTCCTGTTTCCTCATGATTCTTCCTTCCAATTGCTTTGCCATTCGATGATTTCGATTTGCGTGAGCCGTTGCGCCGTGCCGTCATCCAACAGCCACCACCAGTCGCCGTTCCAGTCGCGTATCGGCACGCCGAGCGGAGCACGCCAGCTCGGGATGATATAGCCGAACCGTTCCGCCTCCGCCGGATGCGCGTGCGCCCAACCATGACAGCCGGTCGTGCCGGAACCGCACAGTTCGACGATGTTGCACGGCAGGTCACGCACGGTCGGGTCGGCCCGACGGCGCAACTGCCTGTGGTGGCCGCTCCTGCCCGGCCAGACACTCGGGTCGTGCAGGTTACGTCCGCAACGAAGGCAATGCCAGCCCTGACGTTGCAAGGCGATGCGTTTTGATTCCTGGAATTGCCGGTCGCTCATCGTCGCTCCCTTCCGAGCTGGTCGAGCAGGCTGATGCAGGTCGAGCAGTCGCGTTTGATATCGCGGATGCGGTCAAGGTCCATATCGGCGAGCGCTGGGCCTTTGAGCGCGTCGAGTTCCAATCGGTCGGCGGCTTGGATGGCCGAGGTGAGGATGCCGGCCATGTGTGCGATGGTCATGGCGTTCATGCCGCCGCCTCCTGTCCGAACAATTGTTCGACCCACGCGTTGTCGGGCACGTTTGCGAGCTGACGGCGCAGCATGTCCGGGTCCAATCCCTGGTTGAGCAGGTCCGCGACCTTGCACGCGAGCTCCATGTAGTCGTCGGTGCCTTCGAGGTCGGTGCCGATGACGCGTTTCACCTCGTCGCTCGCCCACGTGTACTTCCTCGCTGATTGCTGGTTTTTGACGGTGGTGTATCCGAGTTCGTGGCCGCGCATGAGCCAGATGCGGAATTTCGCGTCCCAGTCGGCCGACGTGGCGTCGGTGTCGAGTGCCCTGTCCTTGAACTTCCCCGCTTCGACGTCGCAGTCGATGCCAAGCCTGTCGGCGAGCGCCTGGTGTTCTTCGGTGGGTTTCCAGTCGGCTGGTATTGGGATTTGTTTTCTCGCGCGCGCGTTACTCTCTCTAGGTTCTATATATGGTTCTTCCTTATATAGGTTCTGTGCGCAGTCATGTTGCGCCCCTGATTGCGCCCCTAGCGACGTTTTTTTGCGCCCCTGATTGCGCCCCTCCAACTTGTTTAGGGGCGCAGTGGTCTGCGCCTCTTGCGGCGGCTGTTCCAGAGGCGTAGTTTTTGCGCCCCTGAAATCCTTCATCGTGAGGTCCCAGACGATCGGACGGTATTTCCCGAGATGCTCGGTGATCCGCTGGTCTCCCCTTCGGATCAGTCCGGCCGTCTCCAGATCGTGCAGGCCGTTCTGGATGGTGCGCCGGCTGTATCCGGTCAGGGCCACGATGCGCTTCTGGCTCGGGAACGCTCCCTTGCCCTGCGTGTCAGCGTGGTCGGCAAGCAGGAGCAGGATGCGCAGCAAAGCTCCTTTGACCATTTCGGCGGGCACGTCGTACATGGCCCACTCCAATGCTTTCATGCTCATGATTTCTCCTTAGAAATCCGGTTCGGATTCCGGCTTGCCGAAATCACCGAACGAAGACGACGAACCCGAAGCCGAACCCCACGGGTCGGAAGGCGGCAACGGTGCTCCGGAAGCGGCGGCCCCGCCCGTATAACCCGCCGGCATGGAAGCCGGATTGCCATACGCTCCAGCCGTACCCCGCTGCGACTTGGCCACCTGCGCCGTCGCATACCGCAAGGAAGGGCCGATCTCATCCACCTGCAATTCCACGGAAGAACGCTTCTGATGCTGCTCGTCCTCCCACGAATGCTGCGTCAGCCTGCCCTGGGCGACCACACGCATGCCCTTCACGAGACTATTGGCGCAATGCTCCGCGAGATCGCCCCACGCGCTGCAGCGCAGGAACAACGCATCCCCATCGACCCACTGCTGCGACTGCCGGTCGAACGTGCGCGGAGTGGACGCGATCGTGAAACCAGCCACGCTCCTGCCGTTCTTCGTCGACCTCAATTCCGGATCCGCGGTCAGATTGCCCACCACCGCGATGATCGTCTCACCAGCCATTAGAACCTACCTTTCACGGCGAGAGTCTTGATGATGCGGATGGTCTCGCCACCATCCCTGGTCTTCACCATGTGCGTCAACTGCGCGGCCGCTCCCCGATGGAAAGCGTCACCAGGCATCACCTCCAACACCGGAGACGCCACCTCGGACACGAACCGGCCCACCAGTTCGTTGAAACGCACGCCCAACGATTCGAGGATCACCAGCTCCTTCCACGCCTCGCCCTCCATCGCCCGACGGCACGCCTCCCGCACGGCCCTGTCGCCACGCGTCATCCTCTTCTCGTCGACGTCCTTGACCGGAGCGTTCGGACTGAAATGCCAATGCGGCAGAATCTCCTTCATCGGTTCCTCCCTTGACCTTGATTGATTGATATGAGATTGATTGATATGAGCCGGACCGCTGGGCGCCATGACAGCAAATAATCGCGCCCATCGTTCCCACACCCCTCAAGAAAGCTGAACGAAGCGGGGATGCGGGCGGCGTTGACGGTCCGGCCAAGCGCCGGCGGCGGGATTCGAACCCGCAGCGGACGGCGCGACGGCGGAAGACGTGAGAGTGAATGCGTGAAATGCAATGTGAGATGAAAGGACACACGCCTCCGCCATCCGTCCGCGTCCTTGTACGCCGGCGGATACGGTCAGACGTCGTCCTCCACGTCATCGCGCGAAGCGAACCTGACCGTCAGCCACAGGGCCGTGGCCAGATACACGCCCTCCACCACAAGCGCGCCCGTCAGACCGCCGCCATGCCAGGTGAGCATGAGCGTCACGCTCACGACCAGGCCGACCACGGCGGCCGCGAACTTCACACGACGCAGCGCGTAGTTCGGCCTCCCCTTTTCGGACCCGTCCTCGATGCGATAGTCGTTGTCGGTCATCTTGCGCCTCCGATGCTTTGAATGAATTTCCTTGCCTGTTCCTTTCCGATGCTCGCCAGCTCGTGGCTTCCGTCGACGTCGAGCTCCATGAGGCTGGCGCCCTTTCCCGTGACGCGAATCGCGTAGCCGGTCAAGCCGAACATGATTACCGTGTCCCTCGGCGGTGCGGGTGGTATCAGCAGCGTTTCCGCGTCGATTCTCCTGAGTGTCATCACAGCTCCTTGTTGATCGTGTCGATGATGAGGTCCACGAGGCCGGCCACGTCGAGGTCGATGTAGCCGACGATGTGGCCGAGCGGACGGTATGCGTCGACCCCGTCCCATTCCTCGCCGACAGCCGGTCTGATAACGTCGCCATGGTCGTCGAATTCGTCGAACACGGCCCTCACGCACGCCTTGCGAATGTCGTTCATGCTTACTCCTCCAACGATTTGACGTATCGGTCCATTTCCTCGCGTCTGATGTGACGGCGGGAAGGCGTTCCTCGTTTGCTTGGCGGACGGAACGTGTCTATGTCGCCCTGGTTGACAGCCTGTCGGAGGCCGTCGTAGTCGATCCCGTACAGGCTCGCGGCCTGCGGGATGGTCCATGCGAGCCTGTCCTTCAACGGGATACGGCTCGCATCCTTGAGCTCGTTCTGCAAGACCATCACGCGCCTCCTTTGCGTGTGTGATGCCGGGCGGCGTTAGGAGAACCGCCCGATCCCCTCCTAAAATCGGTGTCATCCCGCATTTCCGACGTGCGGGCCGAACAGTTAGGAGAAGAATTATGAGTAATGCGACAAGCTGGTTTTATTCCGCGCAAACGCATTTCAACAACGCCTCCAATTCGACGACGGATTACTCGCAGCGTGAGCTTGCGAAGGGATTGAACGATCTCGCGTATGCGATGACGCTTCTGGATAAATCCGTTGATGAGACGAAGTTGTTGATTCGCCAAGTCCGTAGGTGAGCCTTGCCGCCTTGACGGTACTGGTGTAGTCGCCGCCGGTGTAGGATCCGTTCCTCAGCTGGCGGCGGCGTATTTCATAGACACCCATCACGCACCCGCTTCCAACGACGGCTGAGCGCGACCCCAGTACCGGTCGATGAAATAGCGCTGCCCCTTGCCCGTGACCTTCGGAGTACGACTGACGGTAGTGTGCCCATCCGCATGGGTGACGGTGGTCTCCTTGATGCGGAACAGGCCGAGGTCCATCGCACGCTGTGTCGGCACGTTGCGATTCGAACCGGACTTGCCGAGATACCCGTCAGCCTGAAGAAGACGGAACAGTCTGTTCTGGCCGATGTCCATCCCGTTCTGCCGGAGCATCTTCGCGAGCTCGCCGACCAGGCACGTGCCGTCGGACGCGGCCACGGCATCCGCGAACCGCGCTTTCGGCTCCAGTTCCACGATGCGCGTCTGCTGTTCGGCGATCTTCCGCTTCTGCTGTTCCATGGTGCGCTGGCCGATCATCACGGCCTTCGCGAGGATGGTCATGTCATCATCCGCGTCTGTGGTGGGGATGTAGCCGCCGGTCCTGCGGATCTGCGGTAGCACCTCATGCGTCACCCAACGCTGGAACTCGTGAGCTTCCGGCTTCCGCGAGCGCATGATGAGCTTGTACAGGCCTGGCTCGGAGACGATGTTGACCGCTTGATTGCTTCGATTTTCTGACCCTAAGTAATCCTTAGGGTCAATCTGAGCGACTTCATCTTTATCAAGAGCGGTAACCGCCATCGATGGATTGCTCATGCCAAGGATGTCGCAGACATCCTTGGCGACGAACCACGGCTCCCCCGCCTCATCGGTCAAGGTGCGCAATGATGCGCCCTTGAAATCGAATCGTTGTATTTCATTGTTCATTAGATTCTCCTTAGAATCGTGTTCATGTGTTATTCCGTGATGATTGGTGAAATATGAGTTGGGTTACCGGTATTGATTGGTCCTCGGTGGTACCGGCGAGCGTCGTAACGTCCACGGCGGTCACGCTGCTGTTGCGCTATTTCGACAGGAACCGGCCTAATCTTGTGCTTACACGGCGTGAAGTTGTGCTGCCGAAGCACCTGTCAGGTAATCGCGATCTGTATGGCGAGCCACTGACCTTGGAGAACATCGGCACAGCGCCAGCCATTGACGTCCGGTTCGTCGGCTCCGGCTGCGTTGTCGCAGTGGAACTCAAGCCCTCGCATGGCAACGACTTACGTCACTGGGAAAGTTCCGTGCCATCCATCACCCCGGGCGAGTCCGTCGTATTGCAGATGCACCACTCCGATGCGGATCCGATCATCGTGGTCACGCATGACCGTTTCCCCTCGATTCCTTGGCTCCGCTGGTGGAAAAAGCGTCTCCGATGGCATGTGGGACGTGTCCCCGGTGAGAATCTGTGGCCGGCCAGTGGATATAAGGCGATTCGGATTCCCCTTTGGCGGCAGCTGATTGGCCGGCTGGAACAGTACGAACTTCGGAATCGCACTGACGAGATCGAGGAGTCACCGGAACCGTTGCATCCGACGCCGACGACCGAGAGATGATCCCGTTCAGAAACTCGACATCGGCATTGAGACGCTTTCTTTTTTCGATGCTCCGCTCCCAGAGTTCGATGGCGGCAACCGGATCCGAAACAGGATTCGAACTTGCTTCGCATCCGCAGTCAAGATTGAGGCCCAAGTTGTTCGCATTGACGTGTGGCATGCGGCCGCATATCGGGCACGGGTGAATCGGTGACGAGAGAATCGACGTGATTCTGGCCGCCCAGGCGTCCCACCGTTTCAGCATGAACTTCTGCGATACGCCTTCCTCTGCAGGACCATGCCCATTCGAGCAGGATACGACGAAGTAATCCATCCTGTCGTTACCCGAATAAGCTGTTTTCGACACACGGATTTCCGGAATGCCGCCGCATAGCGGACAATCCAATGGCCTTTTCGAATCTTCGACCGGAATATTGATGTTCATTTCGGGTTCTCCTTAGAATCGTTTTCATTGGTGGTCATGCATTCCCATGACGCGTTTCTGCTGTATCGTTGTGCGCGTTGACCGTGTTCCACTGATTGCGGAGTGATTTATGAGCGCCAATCCCTTATGGCTGACATTGCTGTCCCCTGCCTTGTCTTTTCTGGCATTGGCTGTCAATGTGTGGATTACATTCCGCAATTGGCAGCGCAGGCCAGCTGCGCATTGGACCTGCATCCCCATACATGGCAAGGAGGGACGCGCTGATTTCAATCAGTTTCTGAAAGACGCGAATGACGATCTTGAGAAATCCGATGGGATCGGTCACATGTTTGCGTTGACGAACAACGGCGAGATGCAGGCAGCCGGAGTCAAACTGTTCGCTTTGGGGTGCTCTGTGCAGGCAATCCAATACTTGGACACGCCGCACGGCCAAGCGAAAGACATCGGCGCCGAATTCGCATTCGTGGAACCTCGTGGAGCCCTCTACGCATTGCTCGACGATCCGGAATCCAAACTGTTTCTGGATGGTGTCACTCCGGCGAAAAGCTGTTGGTTCCGCGTCTATTGGATGGATTCGCCGACCCGCAAGCCCCAATACCTCAAGCAGGATTTCCGGTGGGACGTCGTTGATGGACAGCGTCTCGTGGACCGTCTCATCCCACTCGGTAAGCCCCGCAGGGTATCCAAGGATGAATATGATGCCGGCAAACCGGCTATTGACGAACTTGAGATACATGGTTTCGTCCAATCCACTAAAAGAGAACGTGTGGCTCGTTTCTTGTTGCGTCGTTAACGGTTAAGCCACAGATTGATAAAAACCGTGATGACACTCCCCACCGCACAGGCGATGGAGAACCAGGTCGCGATCGTTTCCATGTGAGAACACCTTCCTTTCGATTCATGCGTCGGCGAGCGTCGATTGCGGTTCTTTTTCTTCTGAATTTGCTGCAATGAAGATGTCAAGACCGTCTTGCCATTTCAATGCCGGAGCAATCTTGTCGAGAACGCGAATCGGCCATTCCCGTTGATTGCGCATGTATCGATTCATGACGACTCGATTGATTCCAACTGCGTCGGCGACGCCGGATTGAGTGATTCCAAGTCGAGCCATCCTGACTTTTATTGCCTGTGTCACGTATTCATTGCTTGTCACATCACCTCCATTCCCCGAATATTCGGGACTTTATTCGACGTTTACCGGATATTCGGTGAACATGCTTTCAATGTACTCCCGGATATTCGGTATGGCAAATTCGACACGCCGAACGGAGTAAAGATGTAACTTCCCGAAAATTCGAATACAGTCATCGCTATGGACAGCAGCACAACACGCACCGATCTGGTGATTTGCAAATATATCAGCCAAGCAATGGAAGCCAATGGCATTACCCAGGCCGACCTCTCCAAGGCCCTTGAAGGACGATCAAAAGGCTATGTCAGCGACCGAGTACTCGGTAAAAGGAGTTGGGCAATCAGCGAGTTAGACAGACTCGCTCCACTCTTTGGGCTTCCGGACGCTCTTTCACTGGTTGCGGCAGCCTGTGGATCAATCTCCAGCGAGGCCGCACGAGCCTACGAATACCGCGAGCGCGAGTCCCGGATCACCGATGATGTCATCGGCCGTATCGCCGCGCACCCCGAAGACTATGACGTGGCCGCGAACATAGATGAGAATCGTGACGTGGAAAGCGAGACGCCGGACGACTGACGGCGGGAACCGTTGGAAACACTGGGATTAGACCATTTTGCTGAGGTCAGGAAATCATATGGTTGGGATGATTTCCTGAGGTCAGGAAATCATCCCAACCATCAAGGAGGAGACACATGGACAAAAACGAGATAGCACGTCACGCGAACGAGCTCAACGCGCTTTCCCACGAAGAAGATGGCGTTGAATACTGGCTCGCCCGCGACATCATGGAACACATGGGATATTCCAAGTGGGAGAATTTCGCGAAGGCGGTGCAGCGCGCCAAGGACGCATGCGCAAATTCCGGCCAGCAGGTCGAAGCCCATTTCCGAGACACCACCAGGAACGCGGCAACCGTCAACGGAGGAACCCGCGTCATCGGGGACGTGAAACTGACCCGGTACGCGTGTTATCTGGTGGCGCAGAACGGCGACCCGCGTAAGGAGGAGGTCGCGCTGCTGCAAAGCTACTTCGCCGTGCAGACCCGCACCGCCGAACTGCTCGAGCAGCGCATGGGCGAGATCAGCCGGCTCGCCGGACGCGAGGCGCTGGCCGTCGAGGAGAAGCAACTGTCCAAGCTCAGCTACGAACGCGGCGTGGACGAACGCGGGTTCGGCATCATCCGCAGCCACGGCGACCAGGCGTTGTTCGGACGCAGCACGCAGGCGATGAAGAACAGGCTCGGCGTGCCGAAAAACCGTCCGCTGGCCGACAGACTACATCCCATCAACGTGACGGCCAAGCAGCTCGCCACGCAGATGACCAACCTCAACATCGAGCAGAAGGATCTGCATGGAACCTCGCAGATTGGCAACGAGCACGTCGGCAACAACCGCTCCGTGCGTAACGCGCTGGTCGAACAGGGCATCGTCCCCGAGGATCTTCCCGCGCAGGAGGACATCCGCAAGATCGAACGTCGCGTGAGGAAGGACGAGAGGCGCGTCGAGGGCACCGGGTTCAAAGCCGTGGAAAGCGAGATGCCAGACGACTGACATTGACACGTTGTACGCGCGTGCCGGGGGCATGGGCCTGCGCGTCGAGGAGGACTGTCTGCCCCGTGGGATGAACGGCTACTATTGCGACGCGCTTAGCCTCATCGTCCTGCATGACAAGCTCAACGCGAGGCAACGCCTCTGCACTCTGCAACACGAGCTGATCCACGCGCGCTATCACGACATCGGATGCGGCAGCATCGCCGGACTGCGGGCCGAATTGCGGGCGCGGCGCGAAACCGCGCTCACGCTCATCAGCCCGGTCGAATACCGGCTCGCCGAAGCTACCTACGACGGCGAAGCCTACAGCATGGCGGTCGAACTCGGGGTCACAATGCAGGTGCTCAAGGATTACCAGACGCTGCTCGAGCAGTGCATCAGATACGGCGGGGCACGCAGGTGCCCCGTCCCTGTTCGAACGGCATAAGAGAAAGCCCCGGTTCGCAAGCACGACTTGCAGACCGGGGCAGTGAGATATTTAATCCGCGTGAAACCTCCATCAGCCTATGACCGGCGTCGTAACCGGCTTGGGCACGCAGAACCGGAAGTCGACGGCATGATCTTCGTCCCCGTCCAGAGAGACATGCCAGGCATAGTCTCCAGGAGGAATGGGCATGCCGTTGCTGAAATCGACCACGTTCGTGCTCATCGCGCCGATGTAGTTCGTCTGCTCCAGTCCGACGGCGATGGGGTTTGCCGATATCGTGAGGACAACCGCGTATCTGACGGGCTGTGGAACCTGCCCGGGAAGTTCAAATATCCGCCCCGAACTGTCTCTCAGGGCGATCTCCAACGCAGTCTCCGCCGGACATGCGTCCGCCGGCACATGAATCTGGGTGACCAAGGAGAACCGGACGGTGAGACCGGCGGGCGTGATGGGAAGTATGTTGCCGCCGACCCCGAGGATGTTCGCCTTCACGCCGGTCAAATCCATCGCGGCATAGTCGGCGAGCATGACGTTGATGGTCGCGGATTCAGATATCGCGCTCATGTCACGCCACCTGCAGGCTTCGGGTTCGGTTCGCGTTGACGATGGATTTGATTCCGTCACCATTTCGCTTTACTTCGATACGGGATTCCGCCGGGCGAGGAAAGAACATGACGCTGCCCGGCATCAGGCTCGCCCCGTTCTCCATGCGCTCGTCCACGATATCGGGCCTATTGCCATCGAAGTAGAAGGGGATGTCCTCGAGGGCAAGCTTCCTCGTGTCGTCGAAGGTGTCCCCGACGGCGGAGAACCCCGGCATGTCCGGGGAGTCGGCCCACCATGCGCCCTCGTCACGGTGGTATACGATCTTCACTGATTTCACTTGTGCGCTCATTTGAGTATCTCCCGAATCTCAACCTCCGACAGTCCGACGTCCTTAGCGAGGATTTTCCTCACCAATCCCGGCGGAACCGTCTGCCCGTCATGGAAGGCGAACGTTAAATCGGGCCTGCCGTTCGCCTTGAGCCTCCTGTGCGATCCGGCGCGTCTGTCCTCTATGTATCCGAGGTACGCGAGGATGCGCAGCAAGTCGGAGGACTTCATCGATGGATAGTTCACTCCCATGCGACGTCATCCTCCCTTGCCGAAGCCATATGGCAATATGTTTCCCATCTTGAATATAGCCCGATGCACCGTCTGCAGTCAACACGTCCGTGCCGCCAAATCGTCATGAACCGCCAAACACATGTAAGAAATGGCCAAGAAAAACACGACCTTTAATCCTGATCCACGACCCCGACACCCGCATATCGCGAGCGTCGGGGTATTGCTGTTATCTCTTTTTCCTGATTTCCTGGATTATTTGTGGTCCGGCCGTGACCGCTCCGATGAGCGCGAAAGCAGCCGCCACCGATTGTCAGAGCGCGACGCAGACAATCGCGCTTCCGAATCCGATGATCGGGAGAATCGAATAGGCGGTAGTGGCGATGATCATGCAGACGTTCTGCGCTTTATGGTCCTTGGCCGCGACCTCGTTCGATGTTCTTTGAACTTCGATCTCCGCGTCGAGCGATTTCTCAGCCATGGTGATGATCCGATCCGCGGCTCCTGGCTGGATCCGCTCGTAGCCTGCAAATTCGTCGACGGTCGGCAGTGGGGCGGAACACCATTGAAGGGCTACCTGCTGGACGCCTTCTCCCGTTCCATCGACTCGTGAAGAGTCCGGCCGACCCTGTTCCACGCCGCCATCTGGAGTTCCGCGGCCGATTTCACCTGAATCGGCGACCTGTATTCCACACGTCCCGTCACCGCTATCCTCGTTCCGGCAGCCGCTCCGCGCCGCATCGATTCCATCATCGTCTTCATGCTCATCATCCACGGCACCTCCCTGCTTTGTATCCCGATCTACCGATGAGCGCGGGGTGCGTCAATACCCTTTCGTGTTGTGGAAAAGCCGTCACTGGCCGTCGCGGAGGTCTGGCAGGGCGGCGTCGAGCGTTTCGGCGAGCCGCCGTTCCCTCCAATGCGTGTACACGCTGGTGGTGTGGATGTCGGTGTGGCCCATGATGGCGGTGCGCTCCTCGTCGCTCGCGCCGGCAGCCGCGAGTTCGGTGGCGAGCCAGTGCCGCGCGCTGTAGATGTCGACGTACGGCAGTCCCGCCATCTTCAGGGCGCGGCGCCAACGCTTCTCCTCGTTGTCCCGTCTGATCGGACGGCCGTAAAGATTGGTGAACACCAATCCATGCGATGGCACGCCCCATTTGACGATATGCGCCCAAAGCCGGTCCCAAAGCCCCTGCGGAATGGGAACCGTCCGCACGCCTTTGGCGGTCTTCGGTTTGGTCAGCCAGATCGCCCCATCCAGATGCTCGGCTTCCATCCAATCCGGGATCGTGGCACCGGCTGGTATCGGCTTGGCCTGCTGGCACACGTTGATGACGGGAATCCCATGATGCAGTTCCAGCTGGTAGGGCATCAGGCCATACCTCTCCCCCGGCCGCATGCCCGTGGTGAAGGCGAGTTCGAACATGAGTGCCCACTTCTCACGCTCGTCCGGACTGTCGAACACGGCGACCGCCGGATCGGGCTCGGCGAGCGCGGCCTCGATGACCTTCGCTGGGTCGGCGACGTCGAGGATGGGGCGTTCGTACCGGTCCTCCGGCATCCGTCCGACGTTTTCCATCGGGTCATCGGCGATGAGTCCGTCCCGTTTCGCGGTTCGGAGCATGGCGCCGAGGACTGCGAGATAGGTGTTGACGGTCTTGCTTTTGCGTGTGCGGCGCAGTCTCCTGCACATTCCATTGATGTCGTCGGCGGTGAGCCGGTTGAGGCGGATGTTCCCGATGATCGCGTTCATGGTGCGCATCCAGCTGGATTCGTTGCGCCAGGTGGTGGGGTTGACGGCGGTCCTGTGCTCCTCCATCCACCGTTCGAAGTAGTCCGCGGTTTTCGGGCCGTCCTTGCTGGGCAGTCTTCCGTCCCGCTCCCATTCCGCTATCTTCGCCTGGAAACGGGCGCGCGCCTCGCTTTTCACCATGCCGGTGGCTTCGATCGGCGGACGCCTGCGTCCGGTCGCCGGGTCGGTTCCCATGTCCTTGCGGAAGTGCCATCGTCCTTTGGAGTCCTGGAACACGCTTCCGGATCCCCCGGTCCTCCTGTTTTTCGTCTTGCCCGCCAT